GGTAGAGCACGTCAAAGAGCTTTACAATCAGCTAGTCAAGCCGCTGTTGATCCATTTAAATTTATGTTTGGTGCACCTTCTATAGAAGAACGTCAGTTCTTAGAAGCTGGACTTGGACCACAAGTAACAGACCCCGGACAAGCTTACAACATAGGTTCCGCCGAGGACTTGAGAAAAGCACAAGCTATCTTAGGAGAAGGACTAGCAAAAGCTCAAGGAACTGCGGCAAGTGGACAGATACTAGGCAATATGTTTGGTTCAATCGGAAGTACTTTAGGTAATATGAACTTCGGACAACCTACATCTATGATTTCTGGAGCTCAAATTGGCTCTTATGGTCAAAACTTATTAAATCAAGCCGGACAAATACAAGGTCAATTAGATTCATTTAGTAACATCAGTCCTTTTGGAGGTCAAATTCCACAAAAATTACCATTCGGAGGATATACATTTCCATAATTATGCTTAGAGGATCATCACCAATTAGACTATCTCAACTTGATATAAGCCCCGCGATTCAAGCTGGGGCTTTGGAGCAACAAGCTGCTGTAAACTTAGCTGGTAGCATTAATGAAGCTGTCAAGGATTTTACCGATAAGCAAGAAGAAAAGAAGCAGAAGAAAATGACTATCGCTGCTTTAGAAGAGCTTGTTCCCGGAATGAGCAAAGAGTTTTATACAGCCGCAGCTGGAAACAAAGATTTACAAAGCAGTCTAATTGATGCACAAGTTGCTAGAAAAAAAGCTGAAGATCAAAGAATAGCTCAAGGTGCTTACTATTTATCTCAGTTCCCACAAGAACAAAGAAAAGATATAGCTGAAGAGTTAGGTTTACCTCTTCCTCCAGAGCCAGAAGTTTTGCCATTTGATATAGAGGGATTTGAAACTAGAATTACTGGAGCTGGAAACAAAAAATTAGCAGAACAATTAGAAGCAATCAAACAGAATCCAGATAATCCTCAAAATGCAACAGCATTAGAGTTATTAGGAATGCCAGCAGATGCTATACCTTCTTACTTGGAATCACTTAAAGCCGCACGAACTGAAGAGTTGGTTACACCTACTCCTACACCTACGGAACAAGTGGTATCAGAGGTTCCAACAGAGCAAACAGTTGGAGATGTAGTAACTCAAGAGGTATCTGAATTACCAAGTAATGTAGCTGGTCTTCCAGTTGATACAATAGCATTCTTATTAAATTTATTAAATAGACCAGAAAGCACACAATTTAAAACACAATTTTCACCGGACGCACCAATTGAACCAACTTTAGGAAGTGAACAACTTAGAAAATTAGGTCCAAGTATTCAAGAAAATATACTTGTACCAACTTTAAAAGCACTTGGTTTTATTGAAAGGTAGCAATGGCATTAGATTTAGAATATTTAAGGCAATATAAGAGTCAAACAAGTCAGCCTACTGGAGGTCCGACTTTAGACTTAGATTACTTGAGAAAAAAAAGAGAAGAGGAAGAACCTTCTTTGGCTAAAATAGGTGCTGGATTTGTTACAGATATTGCTATATCAGAAACAGCTAGACTAGGTGGTGCAGCTACTGGAGCAGCTATAGGTACAGCTTTTGCCCCCGGAGTAGGTACAGCTATCGGAGCTGGCATTGGATACGTTGTAGGTGCATTAGGTGGTGGTGCTATGGGTTCTAGGATACGCCAAAATATAATAGATCCAAATGCTGAGTTAGACCAAGGTCAAATGGTAGCAGATGCTTTGATAAATCTTATACCGGGAGTCGGAGTTGGTAAATCCGTAGTAAAAGGTATAGCTTCTCAAGCAGCAATCGGTGCTGGTATCTCTGGTGGAGCTCAAGTAGTAGAAGCTATTGTAAATAAAGAAGAACTTCCTACTTTAGAAGATTTAACAAAAGCTGGTATAACCGGAGCTGTTCTCGGTGGAGGATTAGGACTCACTGGAAAAGCATTTGAAAAAGCGTATACTAAGTTTGCCGGTATGCCCACTCGTAATCTGACTGAAGCATTTCGCCGAGGTGATCCAGATGCTAAGATAATTGTAGATGGAGTAGAGAAAACATCAAAAGAGTTCTCTGATGAAGTAGCTAAAAGATACCAAGATATTGGAATCAATATCAGAGAGAAGTACGATGATGAATTTATTAGAGCTAAGTTATTGCAAGATATATCTGCTGGTGGTCAGCTAAAAACTAAAGGTGGTAAACTGAAGGTTACTTCAGATGAAATGGATTACTACCTACAAAGAAGATTAGCTGAAGGAAAGATTGATTCAAAACTTCAAAGAGTAGAAGACGAAATAAATTTAGATGCTGCATTTTTATTAAACAAATCAGATGAAATAGGGAAAACTACATCTGAGTTATCAAAAGGCATCAATGATTATTTGTACGCTAAACACGCAGTTGCTTACAATAAGGCTAACCGTTTGAAGTTCGGCGGAGATGGAGCCGCTGGCATATCTACTAAAGAAGCTAAATCTATCATTAGTAAATTTGAAGATAGTGGATTAGATAAAACACTAAAGAACTCTATTGATAACAGAAAGAAACTTTCTAGGGAAATATTAGATACTCTTGAAGAAGGTGGATTAATATCAAAGAAAGAAGCGGATAGATTGCGTAAAGAGTTTCCGGACTACGTGCCATTGAATCGCATAATGGATACTGATGATGTAGCCAATACTCAAAAGATTTTAACCTCTAGTTCTACTAGATACGAAACACTACAAAGCGGTGTACGTAGAGCATTTGGTTCAGAGAGAGAAGTATCAGATATAGCACAGAATATCGTAGATAATCTAGGTGGTGCAGTTCGCCGAGCTGAAGTTAATAAAGCTAATCTAGCTTTTGTTAAGTTACTTAGATCCAATACAGATACTGCTAAAAACTTAGGAATAAAAGTACGAGAGCCTAAGATTGTAGGAACTCAAGTAATAAAAGATATGTCCGAAGAAGCTCAGTTAGCTAGATCATTAGGAAAGAAACCTAAATCACAAAAGGTTCCTATCTACGAAAGAGCTGACAGAAATGTACTTACAGTTTTTGAAGACGGCAAAAGATTATTTGTTGAGTTCGATGATCCTACATTAGCTAGAACATTCAAGGGTTCAGATAAGAGAGAGTTGAACTCAATTCTTAAAGGTTTGTACGGAATGAATAGATTCCTTGGCGGTATGTACACTAGATTATCGCCGGAGTTCGTTATACCTAATTTGTTCCGTGACCGTTCTGAAGCTCTTGTAAATAATCTAGCTAAGATGAAGGGACTACAAGCACTCAAGACTCTTAATCCCATTGAAGATATGAGAGTTATCCGCCGAAATCTATTCGGAGGAAAGGCTGATAGTCCAAGACAACAGCAGTTGGATTCTTTGTACAAGCAATTTAAACAAGACGGAGGTAGTACTGGTGGACTAGGATTGGACACAGTTAAAGACATTGAGAAAAGAATGGATGAATTATCTAAGAAGCTCAATGCACCCACTAAGACTAAAGTAAAAGCTTTGAATGATTTGATTAATAACATCAATGAAATTGTTGAGGATTCTACTCGATTTGCTACGTATAGAAATGGATTAGCTTCTGGTATGACTAGAGATCAAGCTGCATTTGCTGCTCGTAACAGTTCTTTCGATCCTAAATTAAAGGGTAGAGAAGGAGATGCACTAAAAGCAATATACTTATTCTCTAATCCAGCTATTCAAGGTGCCAAAAACTTCTTGAGAAGTATGAAGAATCCAAAGGTTGCGGCTACTGTCGGTGGTGGATTGATAGCTGTTACTACAGCTTTAGATAAGTATAACTCAATGATAGATGAGGACTATCGTCAAAAGATTCCAAAGTGGAAACTTGATAAGCACTTAACTATCGTAAGAGGAAAGAATGAAGATGGTTCATTAGATTATCTTTCTATTCCTATTGGTTACTCTATGGTTCCATTTAAGATGGCTGCGGATTTAACTCAACGTATTGCTAGGCAAGATGGAGAACTTGATAACGTTAAAGAGGTTGCTGCTAGTTTTGGTCAAGCGATGATAGATTCGTATAATCCTATGGGAGGCTCTCCAGTTCCGACTATCCTAAGACCTATGACTGAGTTAGCTCAGAATAAAGATGGATTAGGTAGAGACATCAGACCTACTTGGTTGGAAACCAAAAACATTAGTGCAACTGAACAGATATTTCCTTGGACTGCCGATACTCAAGGCGGCGAGTTAGCTATGTCAATGGCTGATCAATTAAAAGATATGGGATACGAAGTATCTCCAGAGAATCTATTGTACTTATATCAGACTTATACTGGAGGTCCCGGTCAAACAGTAAAAAGATTGTTGGATCTAACTTCTAAAATGTACAAAAACGAAAAAATAAATCGAGGAGATGTACCAATCCTTAGAAGATTTTACGGTAGAACTTTCACTGATGTATTCGAGAAAAGAACTGGTGACAGATCCATTATAGAGAACTTAGAGAAACAAGAAAATACAGAATCAGCTAAAGCAAGTAGAATAGCTTCTCAAATACTAAGAAGATATAATGAAGCATCTCAATTTGATAAGCAGTTTGTTCTTATAGAGCAACTATCTAGACCAGATGTAAATGATGCGGTTCGACGAAGAGTACAAACTAAGTTAGATGAAAAAGCAAAAGGATTAACTTCTATAGATAGACAAGCAAAGAATTTAACAGTAGCTAAGAGAGCCGAGTACTTTAAGGAAAAAATAAATACCTTACCTTCGTCTCAAGTACAGCTATATATACAAGACCAAATTGAAAAAGGTGTAATGACACCGAGAGTTCTTGAGGTGATGAGAGACACAGAGTCATTCAAACAATTCTTTGGCAGATAAAAAAGCCCCCACCGGAAAACAAATAAAACGGTGAGGGCTAGTAGATAACAGTTAACTTATAAACCTAATACAGAACTAAGACATATTAGAAAGTAATTCTTTGAGGTGCTTCTTCTGATCTTGTAACTCCTTTCGGCGTTCTTCAAGAGCTTCTATGCGGTAAGATATTTGACGTGACTCCATACGGATCATATCAATTCTGGTTTGTAGTCTTTCTGTATTTTCACTCATTATCTTTTAGTTATTTGTAGGCTTAGTGTAAAGTTCAAGAACCCTACTGATAGCCAAATTATTCTGTCCCCTTTGAGTCCGTCCACTTCTACGAAGATAGAAGGAATGATATAGATTTCGGGCACCTTGAATATATGTAATCTCATAAATGTAAAATAGTTGCGTCCTTTGCCGAGAGGTACCCTATTGGTTTCTCCGACTTCCCTTGTTTGGTGAACTCTGTGGAGTTCGGTAATAGTTTCGTAGTCCATTTAAAATCATAATCCTTTCTAGTTAATTTGCTGATGTTGTAAAGATAAACAGTTTTGTTTACTTCCGTCAAGAAAATAAAATCCTTTTTGAGATTTTTTGCTATCTCCATATTGGAGTTGTATTTAATAGCTTCTATGAACCACGGATCCCAAGCTTGAGATCTGCACTTCACTTCGATAATGTATTTGTCGCACTCAAAATCGAATGGACTGAACTGGTCTTCCGGTTCTTGCAGAGTACCTAGTTCGGGGTAGAGTTTTTCGAGTCCTCTTGCGACTGCTCTTTCTTTATTCTTCATAAATTAAAGATGTAGGCGGCGAAAGGGAATATGATTAACCCACCGCCGTCTTAATAGGCGGACTACCTACATCAAAGTATTATATAAACAGACCTTTATTAGTGTAGAACTTGAACTTACCTTTCACGTCTCTCTCTCCTTCTCTGTTCTTCGCTACGTTGTACTTCATACTGATATATGATCCTAATCCGTCAAGTCTTTTCGATGCTTCTACGTCATCATTTTCTGCCCACATAAGAATGATTACATCCGCATCGTTTTCAATATCACCAGAATCCTTAAGGTCGTAGATAGCTAGACCACCTTCTCGGCGAGCTCCCTCTCTATTTACTTGAGAAAGGAGTAGAACTCCTACCTCTAACTCAAGAGCTAGTTGCTTGATAGTATGAGAGATGTTAGCTATAGCATCGTTCTTACTTTGATTACTTGTGCTGAAAGGAATAAGTTGTAGATAATCAATCACTAAAAGTTTTACGCCGTATCTGCGTACCATAGTTCTAGCGTGCGAGCAAAGCTCTCCAATGTTCTTTATGCTGTGCACTGTATAGATGGGCATATCCTTTAGGCTATCGCATCCTTCCCTAATCTTTTTCATCTTGTCATCAGCAATTACTTTGTCCTTAATTTGCCGTAGGTTCGCCCCGGATTTACAAGTGAGGATACGTTTAAGAACTTGCTTCCTAGGCATCTCTAGGCTAAATACGCCGCATCCTATGCCATCTTTATAGGCTGATCTAGCTACAATATTTATAGCTAACTGGGATTTACCGCAAGAAGTAGGAGCAGAGATAACCACAACCTCTCCAGCTCCAATCCCTCCGTTCCCTAACTTGTCGTCAAGGTGCGGAAGGTGAGTCTTGATTACGTCCTCTTTCCATTCGCCGGATAACTGCTGCTCGAACTCCATCTGAAGTTCGTCAATAGCAGAATTGATAGTCATATCAAAACCAGTACTAGTCTCTAAGTCCAGAAGGTTGCCCTCTACATCTGCACGAATACTATCAGTACTATCTGATTCGTCCTCGGCTTTCTCAAGAGCAACCTTAAAAGTTCTTATCATCTTCCGAAGGTTTGATTTCTCCTTTACTACATTGGCACAGTTCTGAGCATCTAAAGTAGTGGTGTGCTTGTTCAATAAAGTTTCAATCATTGTCATCCCGTCAACGTCCTCAAAGGTAGAGGAACGTTTAAGCTCCTCTACTAATGAGATTTCGTTTAAGGGTTCGCCTTTCTTGGCGAGTGAACTGACACTTTGAAAAACTAAGTTATGTCTGTAAAGATAAAAGTCATCTGCATTTATCTTGTGTGCGATGCTATCGAAGAAGTCAGAAGTGTCATCCGCTAGGCACTTCGCAAGGACTCTCTCCTCGGCATCCACATTCTTCGGTATCTTTAATTCGTTTTCTTCCATCATCTATTTGTTCTTTCATTATGCTCAGACACTGTCCTAAATATCTGAGGTGATTCTTTTTTTCGATTTCGATTTTGTTTTCAGTTGCCTCTCTTTGTAGGTGCAAAGCTAGGTCAACTCCGTCATATAGATTGTTGAGAAGTTTATTAGTCATAGAGTACTATCATATCATTAAAGTCCATTTTTAGTTTTGTATATCATTTAATTCTGGTGGTAACTTGTTGTCCTCGATGGCTTTAAGTGTCCATAGCCAACAAGACATATTCCAAAGCACTGCTCCGAAGTGATCTTCAGTAGTATCATTGTCTCTGCATTGCATAAGATGTCTGTACGCCGCATCGCAGTATCTTGAGGTAGGAATACCCTTCCTCCAATTATCAGCTCCGTACTTAGTAGCTCCGTCCTCGAAGCGTTTAGCCATAGCCATAATTGCACAAGTGGGTATCATACTAGGCATACCTTTGCCCTTCATAGAGTCTCGAACCGCCCCCGTATCGAAGGCGGTCCTAGCTCCAGAATCCGGTAAAGTATCAGACATTAGAAGGGATCTTCTTCAGCTGCTACTGCTTCTTTCTTAGTCTGCTTTTGGGCTTCAGATACAGATAAGGAGAAGTATTTACCTACTTTATCGCTTGTCTTTACCCAAGCGGCTAATTGATAGTCAGTGCCATCAACGTTTACAGTGCCACGAAAGTCTGGTTGACGTTCGTTTTCTTTATCATTTTTGAATAATGCACCCTTGTTCGTATTATCGTATTTACTCATAATTATATATTATAAAATTACATTAGTCCATCAAAGGCATCTGTCTTTTGAACTGCCTTTGTTGGTGTCTTAGATTTAGCAACGGCTTTCGGTTGGGATTTGCCGTGATCATTAGTAGCGTCCGGATCTTTTGTATCATCGATACATAGTAATCCATTGAGAGCGTACTTACGAGCGTAAGAACTAGCGGAGCCAGTAATCTGTGCATCGTCCATACCTTTCTTTACTTCTGCTTCACGAGCAAAAGCGGTAGTCTCAACTGAGTTATCGTGTTCAGTATCAGAGATGCGAGCCGTAGCTTTTACGTATACACGTCCGCCGATCTCAACAACTTCATCTTGGACTGTCAAAACGCACTGCCATTCGGCGAGTAATGGTTTGACTGCTTCTAGTATATCTTCGGCTGATCTGTATTTATATCCGCCGAACTTATTAGTTTGCCCCTTAGGAGCCTTAAGGGATGATTGAATCCCTTGGAGTTTTTGTCTGATATTTTTAGTCATATTTTCCTTTCAGTATTTTTTTGTATAAATCTGTTCTCTCTTTTGCGTTGGAACATTTCGAGATGTCGTCTCTGTTTGTGCCAAATTTTAAGAGGATGTCAAGCTGTAAATCCTTACTGAGTGAATAAAATCTTTTGTACAGTTGGCGGAAACCCTCTGGGTGAATGATGTGAGTGTCCTCTTGTTCAAGGTACGAAGCCATATTACGTAGGATAGTGGGCAGAGAAGCCTTCTTAGCGTCACGAGAAAGCCTCTTAAAGGCGTTTTCTATTCTTCCTAGTAGTACGTTACCTTCTGAGGATACAACGCCCCTTACAAAGCCACTGGTGTGATTGTGATCTACCACCCAATTTGAGGTTTTGTACTCAACAAGTGGGCACTTTTTTGGTTTGTTCTTTTCCCTCCAATCTCCGAGCTTATTCTGAGGTAGGTATTTCATTTACTTCTAGTATTTGAATTTTAGCTCCCTTCTTGGTTGTGCCGTATCCATCTTTACTTGGTTTAGTAGGACAAATGTATTTGATTGCTTGAGCTTTATCATTTGCCCACTTCACTTGGTATCCTCGATAGTCTGGGTGCATATCAAAATGCTTGTAGATAATCTCGTATTTATTCATAGTACCCTTTTGATAAGTGTTTCAAATGCTTTAGCAGCAGTCTGTGGTACTACTCCATTTCCGAGAAGTCGAAGTCTGTCCACCCTATTGGAAGACCCATTAGTTGCTCCACCCAATCGGGGTTTAGCTTCAACGACACGAGGGGCTTCCCATTCGTATTGTTCTTCATTAGGTCTCGCTGGGTATTTTCCCCAACTGCATCCGGAAGAAGATTCCTCGGTTTGTTCTCTTGGCTTTCCTTTGAATACGCTCCCTTCCAATCTCTCGATGTCGGTGTCGGATAATTCTGATTGTGCATTCCGTGAACTTGTTCCCCCAAGTTGTGCTTGCCCCGATCTGTCATCGCTGCTCGACTGTCTTGTTCCTTTGGAGTACCCCAATTCTTCGCATCCTTGTATGCCTTCACACAAGTTGGGTCCACTTGTTCTCTTAGATTCGCCGGATTGTTCCTCCCCTTTCGTGCAGTCATTGCTTGCTTCTGAGTTGCTTCGTAGCTCCTCGGCGGAAGAACATCCATTGTATTCGGAGTTGCCCAAGATGCTTGATGTATTACCGCATCCCTCAGTTTCGCTCCGTACTTCGTTCCGTTCTCCCTCGTTGCTGAGAATCCCTTCTCGTTCATCTCTACATTCTTCGCTACTCCGCCCTCTACGCAGCCCGCTACTGATGGTGTCGGATACGCCAAGGATAAAGACTCTTTTTCTCTGATGTGGGAAGCCGACTTCACTCGCTGAGAATATTCCAGCCGTTGCTTTGTAACCCAATCCTTCCAATGTTCTGAGGACATATCTGAGAACTGATTCTCCATCTGTGGTTTTTGCTGAGATGATTCCTTCGACATTTTCGAGGAAAACAATTCTAGGTTGGCACTCTCTGATTCCTTCTGCGATGTAAGGGAAGAGGTGTCTTGGGTCCTCTGTAGCTTTTCTAGCTCCAGCTTGAGAGAATGGTTGGCAAGGGAATCCTCCAGATAGTATGTCCACTTCTCCACGAAATTTTCCGTATGGGAAGGTCTTAAGGTTTGTATAGATAGGTGCTGCATCCAATTGTTGCGTTTCCATCTTGTTAACCAAGTTCGCAATTGCGAAGGCTTCGATCTCCACATAAGCGATTTCTCGGACATTTGGCAGAACTCTTCTAAGTCCTTTTCCGATTCCTTCGTATCCAGTACAGAGACTGAGGTGAGTGATTGTATTTCTTTTGGTAGTATCCACATTATTTCTTTCTATTTTTTTTAGGTTTAGGTGTCATTCTCTCCGTCCAATATATTTTGGCGGCGAGCTTTGCACATTCAAAGTAGTGATTGAACTCATCGTCCGACCATTCGTAGTGGTAGTGTTCAGCTGTGTTGGTATCGATACATACTGATCGTACCTTTGGAAAGTAATCGAGCTTCAGTTTTTTAGCGAGCATTACGCTCTCGATTGCTAACTGCTTGCAGTCCTTTGGATAGAACTTACCCTTGCCGTCATTGCAACTTCGGCATTTGTAATCGGCGAGAAAGACTTTCTCATCTTTATCTAGCCCAATAAAATCAATGCTACCAGCTATCTTGAACCTACTATCTGAGATAATGTACTCGCAGTCAACGACTTGCACACCCTCTTCATTTACCCAATCTATAAAAGGTTTCGCCCAATCATCGTAAGCACTGGCTTCGCCCTCTCCGTCCATTAACCAATCCTCGATTCGTTTATGAACGGCAGTCCCGAACTCAGAGCTTGAGATCATCTCTCCGGTAAATGGATGCTCTCGAAATCCGTAGCACCATTCCTTGAGTACAGAATAATGTTGGGTAGGATGTTCTCTTGCTAGGTCAACTAACTTTCGGGGCATATAAATACTATCGAGGAAATCGTCTTTAACTATTCCGAGTACAGTTGTAACAGATGGGTACGCTCTTCCTTTCTTGAGGGCTTGGTGCGGCGTAGTGACATCTTCTAGAAACTGTGGAGTTTTTGAGCTTGAGTAGAAATGTGACATAAAAAAGTCCTCCCACGAATGAGAGGACTTGTCAAGCTCTGAGTGTCAGTCAGTTTACTTTTGTTACTTCAACTTATAGTTATTGATTGTATCTTTTGTTACGAACTCTCCATTGTCGTGTTCGAGTATTCGTTTGACTCGTTCCTCGTGAGTCATTTGCGTCCAATCACTTGGGTGTATTCCCCAATACATTATTTCTACTATGTTGTGATAAACGGCGAGCTGGGTAGCTGACGCTGACTTGCCCTCGTTGATGTGGTTGTCGATGATTGTGTCAATCATCCATTTGTTTGCTAGGTA